CCCCCTATAAGAACGTTCTCATCCCCCCCCGGGGTATATATATTTTGTTTAAACTGTTGCGAACGTTCGCATTATCGTTTAAACTACGTCCATGAGTCCTTCCCAGCAAGCCATCTTTGACTTTATTAAAGCTTACATGCGTATGCATGGGGAGCCGCCATCGTATGGAGTGATAGCTAGAGGTGTTGGCCTCAGCTCTAAATCGAATATTCATAGGATCATCCACAGGTTAGAAGAAGAGGGATATTTGAAGCTTAAGCCGTATAAAGCCAAGTCTATTAAGTTAGTGGATGCTTCAGCTCAGGTTATTGGACGGCTATGAGTTTATTAACCCGTGCAGAGATTGAAGGGTATTTGCAGCTTGTCGATAAGGTAGACAAGAACAAGCAGAATGCCATTAGGGGGTTATTAGAGAACGATAGGATAGAAAGATGCAGAGAGAGTTTTATATTTTTTGCGTCACAGATGTGGCCTGTGTTTATATCGGGTAAACATCATCAGATCATGGCTGATGCTTTTGAGAGGGTTGCTGCTGGGGAGTTGAAGAGGTTGATTATTAATATGCCTCCTAGGCATACGAAGTCAGAGTTTGCTTCGTTTCTTTTGCCTGCGTGGTTTTTGGGTAAGTTTCCTGAGAAGAAGATAATACAGACGGCTCACACCGCAGAATTAGCCACGGGCTTTGGACGGAAAGTTAGGAATTTAGTTCAATCGGATGTTTATGGGAAAGTATTTGATACGAAGTTATCGACAGACAGTAAAGCTGCTGGAAGGTGGAACACTCACATGGGTGGCGACTATTTTGCTATCGGTGTTGGCGGCGCTGTTACAGGTAAAGGGGCTGATCTTTTAATCATTGATGACCCGCATTCGGAGCAGGAAGCCAAGCAGGGCAATCCTTTGGTATTTGATTCTGTGTATGAGTGGTATACATCAGGCCCTCGGCAGCGTTTACAGCCGGGTGGGGCTATTATTATTGTGATGACTCGTTGGTCTAAGAGAGATTTAACGGGTCAGATACTGAAAAACGCAGTAAAAGACGGGGTAGATCAGTGGGAAGTCATTGATTTTCCCGCTATTTTGCCGTCAGGAACCCCGTTATGGCCGGGATTTTGGTCAAAAGAAGCCCTAGAAGCTCTTAAATCAGAGCTTCCTGTTGCCAAATGGGAGGCTCAATACCAACAAAACCCCACATCTGAAGAAGGTGCGATCATTAAGCGGGATATGTGGAAGATTTGGGAGTCAGATCGTCCCCCGCCTTGTGATTATTTAATACAGAGTTGGGATACTGCGTTTGAGAAGTCTAACCGGGCGGACTATTCTGCCTGTACCACATGGGGAGTCTTCTACCATCCGGATCAAAAAGGCACAAATAAGCCCAATATCATCCTGCTGGACGCAGTAAAGAAAAGAATGGAGTTCCCTGAGCTGAAACAAAAAGCTCTAGAGCTGTGGAAGGAGTGGAATCCCGATACATTGATCGTGGAGAAGAAGGCCGCAGGTGCGCCTTTAATCTATGAGATGAGAAGGATGGGAATTCCTTTATCAGAGTATACACCGAGCAAAGGAAGCGATAAGATAGCACGTGTAAACGCAATATCCGACCTGTTTGCATCAGGGGTGGTTTGGTGTCCCGATACAAGATGGGCGGATGAAGTCATGGAAGAGATGGCTTCATTCCCTAATGGGGATCATGATGACTTGGTTGACTCAAGCTCTCAGGCTTTACTGCGGTTCAGACAGGGTGGGTTTATCTCCATCGACTCAGATGAGGTGGATGAACCCTTCTACAGATCAAAAATGGAGTATTACTAATGACTATCGATAAAGCTTTATATTCTGGCGTTCAAAGTTTAAACACTGACGGGCCGGGGATGGAAATAGAGATTGAGAACCCGGATTCAGTCCATATCCAAACAGGAGATATGGAGATTGAAATAGAACCCGGCCAAGAATTTGGGGACTTTGGAGAAAATCTTGCCGAAGTATTAGACGATAGAACTCTACAGTCTATCGGGTCAGAACTTGTTGCCCTAGTGGACGCAGACATGAATTCCCGTGCAGATTGGATCGAGACGTACGTCAAAGGCTTGGAAGTCTTGGGTCTCAAGTATGAGGAAAGAACAGAGCCTTGGAATGGAGCCTGTGGCGTATTCTCTACCGTCCTAACAGAAGCTGCGATCAGATTCCAAGCTGAATCCATTATGGAATCTTTCCCTGCTGCCGGGCCTGTCAGGAGCGAGACATATGGAAATCCCGATAAGAAAATTCAAGAAGCTGCGTCTAGGGTTGAGACCGACATGAATTTCAGGATTGTCGAGAAGATGCCTGAATACCGCCCTGAGCATGAAAGAATGTTATTCGGTCTAGGACTTGCCGGGTCATCCTTTAAAAAGGTCTATGACGATCCTGTTCTAGGTAGACAAACATCTATCTATGTGACCGCAGAAGATGTAATTGTTCCTTATGGAGCATCATCTCTCATGACCGCAGAACGTGTTACCCATGTGATGCGTAAGACCAAGAATGAATTAAAGAAGCTTCAAGCTGCGGGTTTCTACCGAGATGTGGATCTTGGGGAACCTCAAAACATCATGTCTGATGTGGAGAAGAAGAAAGCCACCCAGCAGGGATATAAAGCGCTTGATGATGACCGCTATCAGTTCCTAGAGATCTGTACAGATTGGGATATTGAAGGTTTAGAAGATTTAGATGAGAACGGTGAAGAGACAGGAATAGGAGTCCCTTATGTTATTACCATCGACAGGGGGACAAATAAAGTTCTCGCTATTCGCAGAAATTGGGAAGAAGATGATGACAAGAAAATTCGCAGATGCCATTTTGTGGATTATTGTTATATTCCCGGCTTTGGTTTTTATGGCATGGGCCTTATACATATTATTGGTGGTTATGCTCGTGCTGGGACTTCTCTTATTCGCCAGTTGGTGGATTCCGGCACTCTGTCCAACCTGCCTGGTGGCCTTAAGACTCGGGGAGCCCGAATCAAAGGAGACGATACACCAATTAATCCTGGAGAATTCCGGGACGTAGATATCCCAAGCGGGGCTATCAAAGACAACATCATGACTCTCCCTTATAAGGAGCCAAGTCAGACTCTGTTGACGTTATTGAATCAAATCACTGACGAAGGACGCAGATTAGGCTCTATTGGTGACCTTCAGATCTCTGATATGTCAGCCAATGCACCCGTAGGAACGACTTTAGCTCTCCTAGAACGTACCCTAAAGACGATGTCTGCGGTTCAGGCCCGTGTCCATTACTCCATGAAGCAGGAATTTAAACTTCTAAAAGAGATTATTAAGGACTATGCGCCCGATGAAATTGACTTTGAAGAGGGTAAAAACGGTGAATTTGCCTCTCGTCAGGACTATGAATTGGTGGATGTTGTCCCTGTTTCAGACCCCAATTCATCCACAATGGCCCAGCGGATCATGCAATACCAAGCTGTTATGCAGTTGGCCGCTCAAGCTCCACAGATTTATAACCTTCCCAATCTCCATAGACAAATGATTGATGTCTTGGGGGTTAAGAATGGTGAAGATTTAGTCCCTGTTGAGGATGATGAGAAGCCAAAAGATCCAATCAGCGAGAACATGGGCTTCTTGAAAGGTGAGCCCACCAAGGCATTCATCTATCAAGATCATGATGCCCATATCGCAACGCACACAACGTTTATGCAAGATCCCATGATTGCCCAGCAGATTGGTCAAAACCCAATGGCAAATCAAATCATGGCTGCGGTTCAGGCTCACATTGCAGAGCATTTGGGTTTCTCTTATAGACAGAAGATCGAACAGCAGATGGGTGTGCCCATGCCTGCGCCCGATTCTGAAATGACACCCGAGATTGAGGTTCAGTTGTCTAGATTAGTTGCTCAGGCAAGTACTCAGCTTCTACAGAACAACCAAGCTCAGGCACAGCAGGCTCAAGCCCAACAACAGGCTCAAGATCCACTGGTTCAGATGCAACAACAAGAGTTGCAGATCAAGAACGCAGAATTACAAACTAAAGCTCAGAAAACTCAGGCTGATATTCAAAATGCTCAGGCTCGTTTACAGCTTGATCATATCAAGGCGCAGTTTGAACAGCAGCGTTTACAGCTTGAGGCTCAGAAAACACAACTGCAAACACAGTTGGAAGCCGAGAGGATTAAGAGTCAGACACAGCTTGAGCAGATGAAACTGCAAGAGCAACAGCGTCAGGCCAATCAAAAGGTTCAAGTAGATTTGTTTAAACGGAATAGCTAATGGAAGAAAAACTCTTAAGACATTTGCTCAACGAATTTAGGGACAGGGAGAAATCTCTGCAACTGAGTCTAGGTGACGGCGCAGCAACGGACTACGCCGCTTATCAGAACATGTGCGGACAAATTAAAGGTCTCGTGTACGCACAAAGTATTGTTAATGACCTTTTACGAAAAATGGAGCAAATCAACGATGAGTGAACTTTTAATCAGTGACGGAGTGGCAACGACAACCCTCCCAGAAAGCGCAGAAGAAAAGGCAAAACAATTGCCTGAACCTTCTACATTCCATATCTTAACTGTCTTACCCGAGATTGATGAAAAATACGAAAGCGGACTTGCTAAAGCAAGTACTACCGTGCATTACGAAGAAGTACTTTCGCCAGTATTGTTTGTCGTCAAGATGGGGCCTGACTGCTATAAAGATCCCACAAGATTCCCGTCAGGGCCATCCTGCAAGGTCGGTGATTTCGTCATTGTTCGACCAAACACAGGCACACGACTCAAGATTCACAACAAAGAATTCAGGATCATTAACGATGATTCTGTCGAGGCTGTTGTAGAAGACCCCCGTGGAATTAGTCGAGCATCTTAAGGAGTAATCATGGTTGATAAAGTTGAATTTAGCTTCCCCGATGAGGCGGAAGAGAAACCAACTCGTCTAGGCAGTAGGGTGGTAGCACCTGAACCTGAAATCGTAGTTGAGACGGAAGAATCTCCAGAAATAGAGGTTATTGACGATACACCCGAGGAAGACCGGGGTAGAAAGCCTATGGCTTCTCCACCCCAAGAACCCACAGATGAAGAGCTTGAAACTTATACGAAGAAGCAGCAAAGCCAAAAAATCCGTGAGTTTGCCAAAGGCTATCATGAAGAACGCAGAGCTAAAGAATCAGCCCTGCGTGAACGGGAGCATGCACTTGCGTTAGCAAAGGCTGTCTACGAAGAAAATGAGAAGCTAAAGGGCACTGTAAACGTTAGTCAATCTGCGTTGATTGATCAAGCGAAGAAAGTGGTTGGCAAAGAGATCGAAGAAGCTGAACGGGCTTATAAACAAGCCTATGAAGCTGGAGACTCTGATGCGTTGCTAAAAGCTCAAAAAGAATTAACTTTGGCGGCCATGAAAGCTGAAAAAGTTAACAATTTTAAGCCTGCCCCTTTACAACCTGCTCAAAAAGTAGTACAACCTAGTTACCCGCAGGAATCTCCTGAACCTGATCCCAAAGCTGTGCGTTGGCAACGATCCAATACATGGTATGGGCAGGACACAGAAATGACAAGTTTGGCCTTAGCGGTGCATACCAATCTTGTTAATTCGGGCGTTGACCCGCAAAGTGACGAATATTATCAACGACTAGATAACCGAATTCGTCAAGTTTTCCCGGACAAGTTTGATTCCGGCGAAACCGCTGATACGAAGCAGCGCACTAAATCAAATGTTGTTGCCTCTGCCACTAGAAGTGTTGCCCCTAAAAAGATAACGCTTGCGGAGTCAGAAGTAAACATCGCAAAACGGCTTGGTATTCCTTTGGAACGCTACGCCCGTGAAGTAGCAAAACTCAGGAGAACATAATGGCTGAAACTCAAAACCGTGAACCCCGTGCATCACAAAATCGTGAAACTTTCCAAAGACCTCAATCGTGGAGGCCGCCGGAGATTCTCCCAATGCCTGATCCTAGACCAGGATGGGTGCACAGATACATTCGTATCAGCATGGTTGGTCAAGCAGACCCGGCCAATATTTCTTCCAAACTTAGGGAAGGATGGGAACCCGTCAAGGCGGCAGAATATCCTGAACTAATGGTTCATGCGACTCAAAGCGGTCAATTTATTGGCAACATTGAAGTTGGTGGACTGTTGTTATGCAGAATTCCAGAAGAGTTTATGAAACAGCGGGATGCTTATTACAACTCGCAAAACAAAGCGCAGATGGAATCCGTAGACAACACGTTCATGCGTCAGAGTGATCCTCGCATGCCTCTCTTCAAAGAGAGATCAAGTAAGGTCACTTTCGGTTCTGGTTCAATTTAAACAGGAGTCCTTAAATGG